TCTGCACTAAGTAATTTTCTAAAATTGAAGCTTTGTCCCTCCAAGCGTAAAATATAATTTGATTGTAGTAATCATGAGCGTTTTGTTGAGTGTCTTCTAAATAAATATTGTTTAATATATTATATTCTATATCATGGCCATCTATGGAGGTAATTTTAGTGGAAAAACCATTTTCTTGAAAACGGTTTATGAAGTCTGTATTAAATCTTTCTTGGTGTCCGCTATCATTGTTTTCTAAATGAATTTCTGCTACGAATTTTTTTGTATTTTTGAGGATCCATTCAAAGTCTTCGCTTTCAAATATATCCCATTCGCCTCCCTCTATATCCATTTTTATGAAGTCGATTTTTTTTATTTTATTTTGTTTGGCGAAGTCGACTAGTTTGATAGTGTCTAGAATTGTGCAATTTTTTGTTTTCTTTTTTTCTGTATAAGGCGTCGTTTGGTCCTGTTGTTCTCCTACGTAAATTTCTTTATATGGAGAAATGGCTTTTTGTATTAATGTAAAATTTTTGGAATCTTCTAATTCTGTAATGTTTTTATTAAGGCACAAAAAATTATAAGGCATAGGTTCGAAACAATAACAATGTTTTATTTTTCTTTTAGTGCATGTCGAAGAAAAATATCCTATATTGGCTCCCATATCAAAGACTACGTCGCCTTCCTCTATTTGAAAATATCTTTCGTAAGTCCTTGTTGTTGAAATTTCCCTCCAGAGTTCGTCCTGCCATATGCCCAGATTAAAAAACTCAACAGTTTCTATTCCTAGTTCTTTTTGCCATTTTTCTGTATTCCATTTTTTGACTTCCAGCTCTTTTGCGGGAAGAAATAGCTTAGATACTTTTTCAACAGAAGGGTGACATTCAAAAGTTTCTTTCCCTTCTAAACACGCCCATAGCGGAGGCGTTACATTAAATTTACCATGCTCTTTAACCGCATACTTCAAATCTGATGCGCAAAAAATATCACAATCGCCACCAACATAAGTATATCTGTACTCTTGGCTACCCATTCTAAATGGAGCACGGAACTTATAATTTATAGAGCTACCCAACTGAATTATCTCTGTGTTTGTGCAGCCAGCTAAATGGAGGAGGCCTGTATCCATTGTAATGAATTTTTCTGCCCTATTAATAATGTGCCAAGTTTGGGATAGGTTAGCTTTATTAGTGAGGTTAATTAAATTTGGATGTTTTTCAAAGTCAAATATGTATTTTGCTCCTGATTTTTTACCCCACTCTCCACTTTCGGGTCTTGTTTCATCTTTGCCTACAGTTACTATAAAATAACCCAAAGATACAAGGTTGTTTATAAGCTGTTGCCATTTTTCTTGTGGCCAAGTTCTGGACTCCCAGTTAAAAGCAGGGTGGATACAAATATAGTTTAAAGGAAGATTTAAGTCTTCGTATTTGTCAGGGATAAAATCGTATTCCATTTCTTCGGGTAAAAGCCCAAAGCCCAAATATTTGGCGTGCAAAGCTCTTATGTCAAAAGAATGATTAAGTTGGTAGCCCCCGACAATATCATGGACATCTCCGTCTTCGTATCCTTTTTTAACCTCATCGATGTTTTCGTTCCATGAAAATATTTTGTTAACGTATGGATTGTTTTTAAAAATTTCTGGATTTTTGGTAACGATATCTATTTTTTCCCCATAAGCTTTTGAGAGTTTTTTTAAGGAAGGAGTAGTAGAAAGGATGTCTCCCAGTCCGCGACAATTAATTAGATAAAGTTTTTTCATACCAGTCTCGGCGAAAAGGTCGCCCCGATTTCTTCTTTCTCGCTCATCATATCATTATAACATTTCAATGCCCAATTCGCTAACATAAGAGTTGTGTAGTTGTCTTTTCTCGCCCTTGTTGTCGCTATGCTTCTCGCTAGATGTTGGGGCAGGTCAAAAGATTGGGTTCCTTTGGCGGTGGATTTTACTTCAATCAAGGTGCACTGTTTTTTCGTTTGATATACCCAGCTATCTTGAAACTCTATAAGGTCAAGTATTGTGTCGTGGCCAGTTTCCTTTAAAGGAACCTTGGAAGTAGAAATTCTATCGAACTGAGTTCCATGAGCAGTTGCTCTCGAAGCAAACCATATTTTTTTATGATCTATGCTTGCTTGTAAATGCTCGTTAGCCTTTCTTAACCAATTAGAAGTGAATACTTGTTTGAAGCAAATTTTATTATCTTCCTCATTATACTGAAATCTTGCTTTTCTTAATTCTTTTTGATAATCTACGCCTTCTTTGTCCGAATCGAAGTCGAACATTTTTAATTCTATTTTTGATCGCTTAAACCATTCTGATTCATTGCAGCCGTCTATAAATTGGTATCCAGCGTTATCAATACATAAAAACACAATATTAAAATTTGTCATTAAGTAATGGAGATACATTATGTGGTCTTTTAAATCTCCTCCCGCTACTGCGTAACTATGAACAAGAGTACCTTGATTAGTTTCCTCGTCCAGCTCCAAAAGTGACATAGCGAAATAATCCGACGAAGGGCTATTGCTAAAACTAGGATCGATTCCTAATATATATTTTTCTCCTCTTTTTCCTGTTATTTTTATTGTCGGAGTTTGTCCGTCAGGTACAGTGCATAAATGCATTTTTTTTGCACTAAAATAACTATCGCTTCCATCGGTGAACTGGGCGCAATATTCTCGTTGAAAAGATGAATGGGATTGCCCTCCGCTTTGAGCTTCTTCGATAATAGTTTCGTCAATCATTTCCTCTGGCAAAGCTTGGTACCCTATTTGAGAAACAAAATAAGAAGCGTCACCTTTGCTGTTCGAATAAATTTTTCCTACCCACTCTTTGTATGTTTTATATAAATTTTCAAACGTATAAGACGCGGAGGAAAGAGCTATCATCTTAGACTTGTTTTCAAAAACCATTCTCTCCTCTTCTTTCATTAATCCTTTTTCTATTAGGCTGTCTTCTATCTCTCTAATTTCCAAACGCTCTTTCATGTTCTGAGGGGCGACTAAGAAAGGCATGAGAACTGTTTTGATAGTGTCTTCTGGAAGTAGCAGAAACTCGTCCAGCACTAAAACATTAGCACGAAAACCACGAATCTTTTCTCCACTCAAAGGTATAGCAGTAATAGTTCCATTGTTTACTTTCCATTCGTGGGCATCGTTTCTTTTTGTTTTGTGTCCGAACGCTTGCGCTAATAATTCGGCTCCTTGACTCTCTACAAATTTTTCTATGTTATTAAAGATGAATCTAGAAGTACGAAACGTCGGCCCGGCGATCAGTATTTTAGTTTCAGGTTCAAATATACATTGTAGGAAGCAGTAGACGGCCGCTATGAAAGTTTTTCCACATCCTCGTCCCCACACGCACATATTGAAATTTCTGTTGAATAAACCTTTTAAAGTTACCTCTTGATAAGGCGCAAGTTTTATCCCTGAAATCAATTCGGTGGCCAAGCCCAAGTTGGATCTCAAAAATTTAGCCAAAGATATTTTGGCTTCCTTATCGCCAAGCTCTCCTTTAAGCAACAAAAGCTCCTTGTTTAAATCCTTAATGTTCTTAGGTTTATATTTTTCTCCTTCGTACCACATTTTAATCTAAATAAGCTATAAGCAATGTTATTAAAATTATAGCGACCGCCTCGTTGTAAGTTAGACAAATGTATCCCTTCATAAAATTTTTAAGTCATAAGCTAATTGCAAATCGACATCTCTGCACAACCCCCCGCAAACCAATATTTTTACGGACACTCTCTTTAGTTCTTCCCTGCCTTTTACGAAAAGAAACTGAACTTCCGAGTACGATTGTGTTAAATCTCTTATATTTTTAAATATAAAATCTGGACTAGCTTTTATTTTTTTGGGCACATACGGGAGCATGTCAAAATGCAAACATTCGGAAAGGGGCCTTTCCACAACGACTACAATATAAGCTTCGTCTTCCGTCGCTCTTTCTATCTCCCTTTTGAATCTCTCTAGCCCACCGCTCATAGTTCCTATTAAGTCTTTTATAGATTTTCTTTCTATATAGCAATTACAGGATAGCTCTGCGTCGTCCAAACAGTAGTCTCCGTAATCAAGTTTCTTAACTTGAGTTGGAAGTGAAAATTTTAAAGGTTTCTGCTCCCTTGTGTCTACAGCTATTCTGACCTGCTTGTCTTTGATTCTTTTGGGGAGAAAGGAGGATTTATCCCCAGTAGGGTAAACTGAAAAACGTTGCTTTAGCCCTAAAGAAGTACAGAAATCATTATAGCTTCCGAAAAGGTCGTTATAATATTGAACCGGAGGACTCATAATCGTTCTTAGCTCTACTTGGGTTGGAGAGTGTAGAATTTTCTTCTCCCCTATTCTTTTTTTCATTAAGTTAGAGCAGTATTCTTTCCTCTTCTCTTCGCTTTGGTTCTTAAGCCAAGACTTGAGATTTGTTTTAGAGTTGAAGTCTCTGGAGAAATAATATTCTTTGTTTTTGAATTTTATTATTTCTCCGTTATGTAGATCTTCTCTAGGAAAGAATTTCTGATAGTATTCGGCCATACGGATACTATGGCTCCTCAAGTGCATGTGAAGCTCCTTGTCTAGTTCGAAACTTTTTTTACATATAACACACTCAACCATTTAAAACCTCGTCTTTTGTTAGACCCATTATCTTAGCCTTTACTTCGTCTAAAGACGACATCTTTTCCACTTCTTTTTCAAGCGCTGCTTTTCTCAGCTCTGCCAGCTTCACAAGTTTACCTCGACTCTCTTCGTCTTTCCATAATTGTACTAAATTAAGAATGCTAGCGTTCTCTTTGATTTCCTTGCTTAATCTCGCGCTTCTTTTTTCCTTTAGACTTTCCAAAAGCTTTTGCTGTCTCGAGACGCATTGATTATATTCTGTTTGGGCCGTATTAATTGCCTCCACTAGCCCCATAGATATTCTTGCTCCTTCTGTATCGTCAGCGGCTTCGTCCAGCAGTCGAGAGAGCCTTTCTACTCTTCTTTGGATGCTGGCAGAGATAACCACCTCTGCAGACAGCACTATGTATTGATCAACCTCCTCTTGAGTTAAGTCCGGTTTATTATAGGTGTATCTGATAAAAGAGGATTCAAAAAGTTCTCTGTCTGTTTCGTTACGGTAGGTGTTTATCTGGTGAGAAAATCTAAAAGTATGTAAATACCCAATTAATTTTTCTAATTCTTTTTTTTCTCTTGAAGTTATTTTTTCCTTGTCTATTCCGTCATGAACGTACTTGTTGACCCTTACCAAAACTCTTTCTTGGGATTTTGGTGGCCTGTACTGTCCCGCTTCTTCGACTTGTTGATCGGTTATTAAACCTTCTTGGACTTGGAATTCTTTTACGGCTCGACACTCTAAGCTTAAAAAAGCTAACTCAGGATTTCCTGTAATGTATCTTGCGATTTCTATTTGGGACATTATCTCATTACCAGAAGTGTCCTTAGAATTATTTCGTATAAATTCTTTTTGTTCTTCAGTGAAAGAAAAATGATCTGATTGCTTGTCGTACTTTTGAGCGGGTCTGGCTTTTATTTTTCTGGAAGTCAGGAATCTTTTAACGGCTCTGCCTTCTTTACTTCTTCCGTCCTTGCCCTTAAATCCCGCTGCGTCTTGGATCAGCTCTAGCAAAGAAGGGGCGTTATCTTTTTCGCAGCTATTCCAAGCGTCGAGAATGGAATTTTCTTGATCTTTCGTTAATTTAATATCTTCGTTCATAGTATATCTGAATCTTCTGCCTTAATTAATTTTTTGACTTTCAGTATGATGGATTTTTTTATATTTTTTATTTGTTTGTATCCGGGGCTCCTGTTTTTTTCTGATGTTTTGTAGCCCATCAGTTTAGCTACTTCCTCTTCGCTTAAATTTTTTATGTAAAGGTTTTCATATATCTTCCACTCTATGGGTTTTAAAATTTTTGGTAGTATCTTATTCAGCTTTTGAAAAGATGCCTCGATATCTAAAGTCTCGTTTCGTAAATCAGAAATGTCCTGTTTGTGGTTTTCTAAAGAAACGGGAATTTTTATATCATGGGCTATTTTTTTATTCTTTTCCCAGTGGGCATAGAGAGGACAAATAGGAGATTGCTTTTCGTATATAACACAAAGGTCTCCCCCTTCTGAAGCGGCGCACTTTAAACAAGGACGAGCATAATTGCCGTAATTATTCCTAATTAGGTTTTTAATCTGATTTGTAATGATTCTATTTAGCCAAGGGGCAAGAGGCTTAGAATCATCATACATGTCCCATTTTCTATAAATATGAATTCTAAGAATTTGGGAAATATCGTCAAAGTCCATCCAAGTAATAGAAGTTAACTTCCATTTGGATTTTCTTTTTTGTATCTCAGCATCTACTTCCTTTATGCGGTCTTCGAATTTAAGTTTTTGTTTTCCGTCTTCTGCCATTAATCGCCTTTTCTCAGGCTTCCGGCTTCTCGTTTGAATTGTTCTAAGAATTTTTTCTTACTAATTCTTGGACCTTTCGCAGAAGTAGGGGTATATTCAACCGTTTGTGAGTCGCTTGATATACTAGACATCTCTCCTATTTTCATTCCCTCAACCTTTAGTGAACCCTCTAAATTAAAATCCAACTTAGATATGTCAGGGACTCTTAAGTGTTCGTCCTCGGAGTCTCCTTCACTTTTAATTATCTGCTTTTCTTCAATTCGTGCGCTTTCTTTTTGAGGAGTCTTTTTTCCTGTGGCAAAATTAATTCCACAAGAATTGCAAAAATTAGGTTTCTTGCCTGAAAAATTAATAACAGACCCGCAATGCTGACAATAAATCCTCATAACCTATAATAATACACTTTGCACAGAAAAATACTAATATTATTCTAAAGTATTGACTTTTTTGATTATAAATTTGAGTATTTCCGAACGCACTATGTCGTCTTCTCCAAATTCGAAAGTGTGAATTCCGTTTTCTCGAGAGTCTTCTCCTGAGAATAGCTGCTTAAGCCTCGAGAATGCGCCTCTGTTACCGTTTTTAAGA